ACGGCAAATATATGCCGTCCTCTGTGGCCGTGAACGTTTCCCCGTCCTTAATTTCTACCCATACCAGCTCGCCGTTTTTGTCGTATGGGTCGGGCGGGTAGTATTGCGGGGCGGGGTTACTGTCTACCGTTCGCGTAGTTGTGCAGCTGGTCAGCCATAGTGTGCATATCGTCAGTATGATTGCCAGTATTTGCATTTTCCTTGATTTCTTCGGCGTGCGTGATTGCGTCCGCTGCGTTCTGTGCATTTTCTGCCCCCTCTTTTTTTAAGTCTGCTATGTGCTTTTCATAGCGTTTTCGTTCGGCGTTCAAATAAGCGCCGCCAATAGCTACAACCGCCATAAATGCGACTGCAAGCCCCGTAATTATCCATGCTGATATATTCACCTTTTGCCCCCTAGCTTTCGCCTAAAACAATCTATGCAGATGTCGTTTGTTTTCATGCGCCATATAAAATATTGTTGCTGGCACACTTTGCAGGTGTATTTCACTTTGCGCTATCCTCGTAAATTTTTTTCTGCCATACGTTCACGCCCAAGTAACCAAGCGGAACAAAGCAAAGCGGCTGCGCTATGCTCATAAACTCGGTGCGGTTCGCGATTACGATAAAAGACACAAGGCCGATTGCCCATATTGTCACCCACAATTTAGCCGATGTTAGCTTGCTGTGTTTTTTCTCTGTCTTTTCTTCTTCCATGTTTTTTTATTCTCCCTGTTTGCTGTAGATTTCCCGCGTTTTAATTAAGCGGTCTATAAGTTCCGCAACCCAATTACACATACGTTTTTTGAACTCGGGCGTTTTGAAGTCCTCGGCCACGTCAAACGTATAAATCAAGTTGCAAATAGTGTCCTGTTTGTCCTGCACGTAAAGCGTGCTGTTTGTAATGTGGTTGAACATGATCCATTCGATAGTTTTGTCATAGACACGCTCAAGAATGTATTTCGTGAAATAGCCGTTATACTGCGTTGTATCGGCTTTGATTTTCCCCTCAATGCTCATAATGAAGTCGTGCGCCGCTTCAACCTGCCGCAGTATTACTTCACGTTCGGCTTCTGCTCTGCCTATTCTTACGTGCTTTGTTCTCACTGTTACCGCTCCCGTTTTGACAAGAACTATTGCCGCCACGATTACGACGGCAAGAAAAAACAGTATTTCTCTAGCGTTCGGGCTTGTTAGAACGTTGCTTATTGCTTCCCACATTCTGCGCCCCCAGCTCTTGCGATTTCGTCTGCAACGCTTAATCTGAACGCTTCCAAAAGTTCGGGGCGTTTAGTCCATAAGCGCGGGCAGTCTTTCCAGCCGACTATATCGTGGTGTGTTGTGATGTCCTGCGGTGTAAGGTTGTGGCGCTTGCAAAGATACGCGCAAAGCTCCGCAGCTGCTTTTATTGTCTGTTCTGTAAAATTGCCCGCGTTGTCTGTCGGGCAAAGCTCAATGCCGAGCGTGCAATAGTTCGGGCTTGATACTTGGAAGTGTACGGCGTAGTGTCCGAACTTCTTACGCGCGTAGTTTGTGTAAATCTGCCCGCTTTCGGGGTCTTTCTGCGAGCTGCCGCAGTGGTAGGCCACTTCTTCGTCGGGTATGCACTGGATAATATCGCCCTTTTGCCCGATGATGTAATGCGCCGAGCCGTAGCTATTGGTGCCAGCTTTTCGAGCTTCAAAATAAAGCCAGTTCTGCTCGGCGTTTGCGTTTGGGTTTGCCGTCCAGTGCATGACGATTGCGCGGAACTCTTTTATTTTGCTTTGTGGTCTGCTCCATTCGTTAGGTGTTAAATATCGTTTGTAGATTGTCATTGTTTGCCCTCTGCTTTTATAGTCATTCGGGCAATAGGGGAAAATAGCGGAAAACAAGGGAAAATTTCCCCTAATTTAAAAAAACGCCCCGCAACGTGTGCAGGGCTTAATATTGCGTGTAGCGCGTCGATTCGGGCGCGGTCGTGTCTTTTATCGTCCGCACCCTATAAAGCGCGTGTACGGCGTTCTAGCGGGCTTTACGGGGCTGTTTTAAGGCTGCAAGCTCGGGGTATTCTTTTTCAAATATCGCTATTTCTTCGTCGGTCAATTTTTCGGGGTAGTCATGGAAAAAGTTAAAAACCTTTTTGCAGTCAAACGTAAAAAGAAATTCGCCTTTTCTGTCGGGCGTTTCTACCCGCCATATTTTAAGGCTTTCGTCTGATTTGTATAAATCAAGCCCATTTACAAAAGCATTTACGCTCATTTCGCATAACCCCCAAAACCTTTTAATTGTGAACCTGTGGCCGTGTTAATATAGCGCATAAGTTCGATAAACTCTTTGTTTTTGCCCAGTGTCGCAATATCTATCAAGCAGTTTAATATTTGGTACTTCTGCCCATAACTTGTATGGCTATGCTGGCAGCCGAACCGTATATCAAGCGTGCTTTCTTCAAACTTCATAAAACCATTTACACCCGCAGATTGCAGCTCTAAATATTCACAAGTCCCGTCTTTGAGCTTGCGAACTATGGCCGCGTGGCAACCTACGGCCAGCTCGTATTCTTTGCCAACTTCCATTTGCTGCATAAGGAACCGCGCCGCTTTGTAGTCGTCGTATTCGTGTGCAATAACGCTTTTAACGCCGTTGAGCTGTGCAAGTTCCCTTATGGCTGCGTCACTTGAAAATATATTCAAGCTCGCGCCGCCCCTAAAGTCTAGCACGTCAAAGCCGCTTTTGTTAGCTGTATATGCAAGCGCCAGCGACGAGCAGCTGCCTTTTGTTAGATCGCCACCCGCAAGCCGCTGTATTATTTCGCTTTCCGTTTTCGGTGTAGTGAAAGCGTTTACTGTTAATGTCGGCACGTTTCTTGCTTCCAGTAGTCCGCGTGTTGAGCTTTTCGGGTTATCCACTAAAGCGTCAATCGCCTTTTGTGTTGCCGATGTAATAGGCGCGGGCGGTTCGTTCGGTGTCTGTATTGGCTTGCTTGGCTTTGGCTGCGTTCCTCGCAATCCCGCAGGCTGCTTGCCTTTTGCGCTTCCCACGTATTCGCGGGCGCTATCCCGTGCAATTCCCGTTTGGCGTGTAAAGTTCTTTGCCTGTTCTTGCCATTCGCTTATTTTATGGCGTGCCCTTGTGTTATCCACGCCCGCCGCTTCCTGCGTCAACGCTTGGCGCTTGTAATGTCTTATATTGCGCTCAATGCCCCGCAAGTATTGCTCGCCCTCGTAGCGTGTCATTTCCTTTTCGTTATATACCACCTTTTCGTCGGCCATTTCGTCCAGCTCTTTTTCGGTGTAGTGGTTTTCCATTCCCTCAAAGTAAGGGTAAAAAGAATGTTTGCAGTTTATGCCGCAGATTCCCGTAACGCTGCCAAGCTCGCAAACGGAAAACGGGCGGTATTTCTTATTGTTCCCGCTTCTGCTGAAAATCTGCCCTTGCCAGTCCTCATGTTCGGGGCGTGCTCCGATGTGCGCCGATGTTTCCACTAGGTCGCAGTCTAATTCCTCGCAGTTGTTCAAAGTCTGATTTGCTGCCGTTTGGTTCACGCTGGTTAAAATGTTCATGCGTACGGCGCTTTCAATAGTGCGAGTTACGGGGCGGCCATTTTCATACTGTACGGCGGTTATTCCGCGCTTTGCCAGTTCGTCGGCTGCGCTTTTCATGGCTGTATCATAATCAAACGCGCCGCTTTGCACGTTCATATAAACGCGGTTTGCCTGCTGCACAAACTCGGTCTGTGTTGTGGCCGCGGTCGTGAGCGTAAGGCGTGATAAATCGCTGTGGCACTTCTGAATAGTTGCAAGCATTTGCTGGGCGTTCGGTGTTGAAACGGTGCGCCCTGTGGCTTCTTTGAAAATCTTGTTATCGTTCTTTATGCTTGCTTCCAGTGCAGCCGTTACGGTGTCTTTTACCTGCTGCGCTATTGTCTTGTCGTACTTTGCAAGAATACGGGCAATATTCTTTTTCAGTCCGCCCGATTCTATGAGCATTTGCGCTTGCCACTTTGTCGCGTCAGTTACTTTGCCAAGCCGTGCAATACGCCGCGCCATGTCCTGCAAAATCTCGCTTTCAAGCTGTGAGTAAATCTCTGTTATTTCGTCGGCCAAGCCGTCCAAGTAGCGAGGGGAAAGCATAGCCTAGAACTTGCCCCGCAAGATACGCCATGCAATCACAAGGCGGGTTTTAAGCGGTTTCTTGTTTATCGCTTCACAAAATCCCGCTACTACGATCATGTCGTTTTTGAGTATTTCTTTTTTCTGTTTGTTGTGCTGTGCCATTGTTTACGCTCCAAAATTAAAAGGGTCGGGCGCGAGTGCTTCGGGCGGTACGTTTGCCTTTGCTTTTGCTTCGTCCTCTCCGAAAAAGTCGCGGCGGTATTCCCACTTGTTTTTTACACCGCTTGAGATTTCCTGCATTGCCAGCTGCTTTGCTGCTGTAATGTCTTTGCGTGTTTGGTCGTCGTTCCATGTTACGGTTATCTTTGCGTTATTCTTGCCGATTTGGTATGCAGCGGCCATGTGCGCGAAAACGTCGGCGCAGTGCTGGTATTTTGTTTCGATTTCGTCCTCGATTGTGTCTACTAAAGCATACAGTTTCTTGCGTCCGCCGTTGTACTGCTCGGCTGTCATCTGTACGCTTTCCATATCAGAAATAGTTCCCTTACCAAGTTTGCAGGTTAATTCTATACGGCGTAATATCTGCTGGAACATTTCGTTTTGCTGTGCAGTGCGCAAGGCTGGGGCGTGTTCTGTGATTTTCTTACCCTCTGCGCTGCCGTCGCCCTCAATCTTTACAATGAGCTTATTTAACTCGGGTGTGAAGTTTGCGCCCTGTGTTGTGCCGTCGCGTTTCTGCCGCTGCTGGAACATATCGCGGTCGGCAAATATACGCATTTTTCCGCCCTCTTGCTCCCAGTTCATGCGCTCGTACTGTTCGTCAGCGTCTTTGATTAAATCCTCTGCACCTGCGATAATTGCGACGGGAACGTTTGAACCGTCGATTTTATTTACAGCGTGGTTTCTAAACTCAATAATCATCGGCTGCTTTACGTTTTCCCATGTGTAAACGGGCGTAATGTCGGCAGTCTGCGGGCAGTCTGTTAAAGCTGTTTTCTTCATTGCGTGATTGTCATTGCGGTAAAGAGTGCAGCTTACAGTATGCCTGTTATTCTCGTATTTGTGTTCTTCAACCAAAAGCCATTTTTTCGCGCCGTTCTGTAGCTGCTTCATAACAAGCGCACCTGTAAGGGTTCCGTCAAAGTCGTAGCTTGTCGGCAAGTAGTTGCCCAACGGGATAGTTTCATATTGCAACTTTCCGTTGCTGAAAATCGGGCGTATAATGCAGGCACCCACAAGCGCGATATATTCCACGATTTTGTCTACGTCGTGGTTTATATGCTCCATTGCGGGGCGTATTGCGTCGTTTTCAACTTCCAGCCCGATTTCACGCGCCACCATTACGTTAAGCTCGCCCGCGATTTGGTCAAGAACTCCGCAAGGCGGCGCTTTGGTATTCCACGGCGCGTTACCGCTCATCATTTGCAGCCACAATTCAATAGCGTTGTACATATCGCTTGAAAGGTTTGTGTCAATTCCCGTTACGTCCTTAATGGTCGTAGTGTGAAAAAGTCCTAAGATATTCATAAAAAAGCCCCTTATTCGTTCAAACATTGTTTTCCTCTGCCTTTATAGTCATTTACTCGCCAGCGTGACGATATACACCCTCAAGCGCATAGCGTATAGTGTCTATTCCGTGGTCGGGCTGTCCGTCGGGGTACCCGCTCATTATTTCGCCCGTGCGTTTGTCGATTTCGTGCTCGTATAGCGTGAACTCGTCGGCCATTCTCGGGCAGCGGCGCGGATCTATTACAATCTTTTTCAAACCTTGCAGCCACTTAAAAGAAGTATCACGGCTGCCGATTCCCTTAATTGCGCCCCGAACGTTTCCGCCCCAGCTTCTAAAGTCCGCAATGCTTTTCGGCTCCGCGCTATCCGCTGTTATTCTGTCGTTTGCAATATCAAGCCCCGCTATTTCCATGTGCTTTGTTAAATCTTTGAAAGCGTCATAGTTTCCACGCTTGTTTAAGTAAAGCTCGTCAAAAATAAAAAGCTCCTGCTTTGGCGCGTTGTACGACGATACGGAAAAGGCGAACGGGTCGGGGTAATATCCCCAGTCTATGCCGCAGTACAGAAAATCAAAGGTTTTAATTTCGTCGTCGGTGATTTCCCGCAGTTCCACGTTTTCAAAAATGTTTTGTCCCGAACCTGTAGCAAGGCCGAGGTATATATTTTCATACGCCCGCTTGTTCGTGGCCTTTGTCTGCTCTATGTCGTGCAGAATAGCCGCACCCAGCCATTCGGGCGGTATATCCAAGTATGTAGTATGAATTACAACGCGGTTCGGGTCGTAGGTTGCAGCTTCACGGTTGCACCAGTGACGCGCAGCGCTTGGCGGGTTGTAGCTCTCAAAGATGTAGAACGTATCACCGCCGCGTAATGCTGAAATACGCACGTTTTGCAGGTCTGCGGGTGTAAACTCGGTCTTTTCCTCTACCCACAAAATGCCAAAATAGCCCTGCGACACTTTAATAGACTTTATCTTTTCGGGGTCGTCGCACCCTGCAAATATAATCTGCTGCTTTGTGCCGTCCTTGCGTATGTATGTAATAGGCAGCGCCGACACTTCGCTTTTCGGTATCTTAAAACCCGTTTTGCGCTCTTTGGTGTAGCGCAGGTGCAGCTTGTCTATTGCCCATACGATTTGTTCAAACACGCTGCGGCGCAATGTCTTTGCGGTCTTGCGCACCACAAGCGCGTTTAATTTCGGGAACATAGTTATTAAAACGACAATTACAATACTGATAAACGACGACTTTGTAGAAGCGCGGCCACCTGTAAACGTGTAGCGCTCCTTTTCGTGCTTTAGTATCATGCGGAAATACTTGTTATAGACTTTTGCAAAAATATTACTGCTGTGTATCGTCATCAATAACAATCCTTATTTCGTTGTCGTCGCGTTCTGCGTCGGCTGCTGCCTGCTGTTCTGCTATCTGCTGCTCGTTCCAGTTCTGCGGGTCGGTGCATTTAAGCACAAACTGCACCATGCTTGCGTTTGGTTCTGCTTCACGTATGCGCTTTTGTGTATAAATGATTTTTCCCTCTGCGTCGCGCCGTTCTTCTGTTTCCTCAATCTTGCGTTTTTTAAGCAGCTTCTTTGCAGCCATAAGCGCCGATTTATTAAGGGCGTGCTTTTGCTGCGCTTCCAGCATTGCCGACGCTTGGCGCACTGTTTTTACTGTCTGCCCCAGCTCCGTAGTTGCAAGCCATTTCTGTATTGTGTCGCGAGTAAGCCCCGTAATTTCTGCAATAGCCGTATTTGTCATGCCTGCTTTTGCAAGGTTAATAATGAGCTGTTGTGTGTTTATGTCGTCTTTTCGTGGTCGTCCTGCCATTGTTTCGCCTAGTATAAAAAACGTATAAAAAACGCCTGTTTTCTACGCAAATATAGTCATTTTTGCCCGTTTTTTAATTATTCCGTTTTTATATCCAGTCAATAACGGGCTTTGTTTTACTGCCTTTTTCCCATACGAACCACGCATAACAAACGGCACTGCTTGCATTAAAAAACTTTTCTTCGCCGTTTAATGCGCAGTTTATCCGCTTTGTAAAAACGTATATGCGGGTAGGTGGGTTCTGCTGGAATAACTCGCGCCGTTTTTCTCCCTCTAAAAATGTGAGCTTCAAGAACATTGCTACCTTGTGGCCGCTTGTTATCACATTTAAGCTGTGCTCTACAAACTCCGCAGCGTATTTATAAGGCGGGTTCGTGATGATGTCGCCGCACCATACCAAGTTATCGCGTAAAAAGTCGGCGGTGTAATCTTGCCCGTCGTAGTCGCGTTCTATGATGTCGGCGCAAGTTACTTCGTAGTCATGCGCTTTTAATACTTCTGAAATGTGCCCCCCCCCGCAGGCTGGCTCTAAAATATAGCGGTTGAACTTTTCCCGCTTTAATAATGCTTCTACCGCTCGCGGGTCAGTCGCGTAATAGTCGCGTGTTTCCCGTTCACGTGTGCTGTGGCTGCTATCGCCGTTTGTCACATATACCGCTTTGCTGTTTCCGTTCCAGTCTTTCATACATTCCCCACGTAAAATATAACTTTTTCAGTTGTTCGGGATTTCCGAACAGTTGCCCTTTATCTGCGCTTTTATCTTGTCTTTGAAGTCTTTGTATGGATCTAAAAACGTATACGTCCCGAGCGTGTGCCCCTGTACTTCAAACTCAAGCGTTATTACGCCTTTTCTATGCGCACGTAATTTGCGCAGCTGTTTTTCTTCTTTCTTGGAAAGTTTAATATTTAATTCCGAGCTTCTTTTTATTTCTACGGGCTGGCCGTCCTGTATAAAATACGTTTTCATTTTTTGCTTTCCTCTTACAAAACGGTTATGCCCTCTTTTATCCAGTTCAAGCTATTAAACATACAAAGCGCGATTGTTTCTTTTTCGCTGTCGGGTAAGTCCCCGCTTGTGTATGCAATAAGATTCGCTCGCAGCATTGCCGCGTGTCGTTTCATTTCTTCACAAACTGCTTTACGTCCTTTTGTCATTTTATACCCCGTATTCTTTTACGTTCTTAATGTGAATTGCATATACGTTTTTGTTTACGTGTAAATCCGTATTGCCGCCGTAAATAATTTCTATTCGCTCGATTTCAGCTATAAGCATTTCGCTTGTGTAGCCACGTGTAAAAATGCACTTGTTAAAATCGGGCGTGTTGTTGAAGTGGTAAAGATTCCGTATGCGTTTATCCCAGTACGGTTTTACCTCGCGGTATTCTATGCGCTTTTCCCCGCTCTTGATTTTGTCAAACCATACACCTTTTAACACAAAGCGCAGGCAGTGCGGATACTGTTTTTTTGCTTTTGGTATCTCGTTTAAGTCTGTCATACCGCACCTCATTAAATAAAACCGTTGCCGCTGAACTCGGGCAGGGGATTTGCTGCGCTGTAGAACAAGTGCAAGCAGTTTTCATGTATGTTTACGTGGTTCTTTTTCTCGGGTAGTACGAGCACCGCTTTTTTGTCGTCCCCGATAAAATCGCGTTTTATTCGTGTCATTTCGTCGTATGTCGGGATTCTGCTTTTACGGCTTACTGAAATATGTAGCCATTCGCGCCCGTCGTCGTACTCTCCAGCTGTAGCAATTATCTGCAAACCGTTAAACACCCACGCGCCCATATACTCGGCTGCTTCTGCTCCCAATGCCCGCGCCGTTGGCAGCTCTTTATAAAATACTGGCGGCTTTGGAAAAAAGGCCGCGTCCTTAATCTTAATATCTTTCATTGTGCACCTCGGTAACTGTCCCAGTCCACAAAGTCCACAATCTTGTCAACTTTGCGCTGGTAAAATAATTCGTGTTTTATTCGCAGAAACAAATAGCCTGTAAAGCTCTCTGTTATTGCAAAATCCTTTACCCGCAAATAGCGGGCTATTATGTATGTTATGGCGTTGTGTGCCTTTTCTTCCTTGTCGCACTGCGCCAGCTTTGCCACGGCCTTGTTTTTCTTCGCAACCGTGTTTATGTACCGCAGCGCGATAATTTCGCCCAGCCGATACATTTTATTTAACGCCTTTTCGTCGCCCTTTATCCTGTATTCATACTGCCAGTTCAGCAGCTTTTCGTTGTCGTTTTTCGGCGCGGGATAGTAGGGCAGTGGCCTTGTCGGTGGTAACTCGTCAAACTCAAAATCAAACTCCACTGTACGGGTTCCATTACTGGGCGGCGTTTCTGCGCAATGTCGCGCGGTAGCTTTGGCCTTTGAACTCAACCGTTTTCGCGCTCTCGGTTAAGCGGTCGGCGGCGGCAATTCCGATATAATTTAAGAAGTCGCGTTTTGTTTGGTTTGAGATTAAAACCGTAGGCTTTCGGCGGTTGTAGCGCTCGTTTATGATCTGATAAATCATATACTGTTCGTCAGTTCCAGCCACTCCGCGCCCGATTTCGTCAATAACAAGCAGCTTTGCCCGCCCGTAGTTCTCCAGCAGGTCGGCTTCTGTTTCTTTGGCCGTGAAGCTCTTTGCGCGTCGGATTTCCTCAACGATGTTCGGGGCAAGCCTATAAAGCCCGCCGTACTCGCGAACAATTCCGCAGGCAAGGTGTGTTTTTCCTGTGCCGACTGTGCCTAACATAATCAGCGTGCAAAACTTCCCGCACTTTACGGCTTCCAAAAAACGACGCGACTGCTCAAGCGCGTTTTTCTGTTCGTCCGTTTCTGCCCCGTAAGTTTCAAACGATTCTTTCCAGTATCGCTCGGGAACTGTCTTTTTATACCACGCCAGCTTTTCGGCTTCTGCCTGCTTTCGCTCCATTTCTTCGACTTCTTCGTCTCGCAGGCCATATTTTGACAAGTCGATGTTGAAAACGTCCTGTATTGATTTAATCTCGTCCATATCTCCGCACCCCTATACTTTTTGCCTTATATGCTGTTTATAATGTCCTCGGGTACTTCGTTTTCGTTTCCCCACATTCCGCCCGCTTTGTGCCGTTCGTCAGCGTGCCGCTTTTCCCACGTCCTCACGCAAGCCCGCCAGTCTTTCATTTTCACCGCGCCCACTTTCCAGCCTTTGGATTCGTAGAAGTCAAAGAACTGCTGCGCGTCTAGTCCGTTGCGCCGTTCCTTGCAATACCCGTCGATTTCCTCAACGGTAGGCTTTACAAACTGCGGCGCTTTCGGCTTTTCAGCCTTTGGCGCAGGCTTTGCCGTTTCGGTTCCCTCTGCGGGAACTTCTGCGGGCGTTTCCTTTTCGGGAACCTGCGGGCTTTCAGCTTTCGGGGCGTTGTACTGGTTCCCCGTGTGTTTTCTTCCAGCTGCGGCGCGTTTTTCTTTTATGCGCTCGTACTTTTCCCGCTCTTGGTCTATACGCCGCTCA